GTTAAGTGGTTCAAAGATTGAATCCCAAATAATTGTTCCGAAAGTTGGATTCATTACCCTTTCTCCTTTTCTCGTATTAAATTGATTCAATACGTCCTCTCGAATACAATCAATGTCGTAGATTTTAAAGTTAGATTTTTTTTGCTTACTGCTAAATCCCTTGTAGACTTTTGTTGGATAGGGTCTATAAGAATTTAGTTGTGTATTTGGTTTAATACTTAATTTTTTAATTGCCATTATCCGCCCCTATCTGTTTTTTCTGGTTTAAATTCCTCAGGAGCTATATTTTCATGATGATCCCAAGGTTCATGTGTTGGCACACGTTTCATAATACTTCTAATATCGGGCTGTCTATAATAATTGTTATTCTCCCAGCCTTTTTGCATATCTGCAGTAGCATTTTTGTCAGCTTCTCTATAAGGTAATACAAACGTATCTAGAACAGAAACATTAGTTGCTGCTTCAGGTAACAGTTGCAATAAATCCAACGCTGCTGCAATATTTGTTGCAGCAGTTACCGGTTGAGGTGCAGGAGTTGGGCCGTTCATATCAATGAATACTGCTCGTTCTATATGTGTTCCTGTTGTGTCAAACACATTAGCCACTCCAGATTTAATGAAATTAGATCCGATAGTATTAACACTAAAGGATCCTGCAGTAGAGAATGATGTAGATGTTCCAACAATAGCGTTTAATCCTAATGTACTTTTTAAATCTATGTTAGTTAAAGTCTGCATTTTAATTCCTCTAGTAGTATAGAGGTTAAAATTACCAGTTGTGGAATACAAGTCTATACCAGAATTTAAAGGATCTAAAGGATTGGTCAATGTTGTCATTCTAATCCTGCCTAATACACTGACGTTAAAGTGACTTTTTGCTGTCCAATTTACGTCTAGTCCTGCAAACCCTTCTATTAAAGAACCTGCTTCTAAGTGCATAGCTCCTCGAGCAGCCACTATATTAACATTGTTGCCTGCTTCCATGTTAATATCACGATCAGCTCTAAAATTAAAATCCTCTTCACTGTGTATGCTTACGCTATCAGCAGCAAAAATATCAATTTTTCCGTCGCTGGTAAATTCCAACCAAGCAGTTCCTCGACTATTACATATATAGATTAAATCACTACTGTTGTGTAAAAGAATTTGATGTCCAGTTCTGGTACGAATTCTAACTAACTCATCTAAAATTCCTTCGGCACCAGTTCTTTCATCTTTACCAATGTAACCATCGTCCATAACAAATTGTGTTCCACCATGTCTTTCTGCAGGAACTTCAAAAGTATTATTTTTTGGACCTACTTTTGCTTTTTTGGAATTCTTGCCTGTTACAGGAGGTCCTGGTGTTGATATTCCAAATACAGAACTTGGCACATTTCTTCTAGCTCCACTAGTTGTTACTCCCCTAATAGGATCTTTTAACAACCCTTGTGAAGCAAGTCTTAGGGTAAAAGGATGTAGTGGTTTTTTAATTTTGTCAATATCATCTTTAGTTTGCCCTTTTAATTTTCTATTAACTTCTGCAACAGGAACAAAATCTGTTCCTAATTTATTTTTTTCTTGGGGAGTTAATTCAACATTTCTGCTGGCAGCAATTCCTGGAACCATGTGATTAATTCCTGGTTCTGGAACACAAGCAAACCAATAACCTGAACTTCTGTTTCCTTCCACAAACATTATTAGTACACGAGATCCAACGTCTGGTGGAACAAACCACATCCCATAACTGCTCTGTGTACTACTAGACAATCTATTATTTGGATCTGTAGCAGTATAAGGCGTATTTCCAAAAAATGCAGGTGCGTAATCGACTGGAATCTTTGCAGAATCAGACAATTCAGTGTTTGCACCACCGGTGCGCACTAACACTACTTCTAAACGACCCATTTTTTGATTGTCTAGATGATTAACTATAATACCGATATATGGACCGTTACTATACTCTGCAAATTCTTTCTGCTTTTTACTTGATGACCCATAATCATTAATTCTTGTATTCATTGTTTAACTTAAATTTGGTTTACATAACAAATCGTCTAATGGACTAGACCTAGGAATATATCCTGCTCTACTTATATCTTTATTATTCAAAGCAGTCACAGTTGAAGATAACGAATTTCCTGCGGATATTAATCTATCTTGAACTTGTCTTGTTGCTGAATTAGTTGGCGATAACTGATTAGGATAATTACTTTCAACCAAATTCTCATTTAATTCTGTAGGGATGATACCCGAAGTATAAAGATCATATGGATTGTAAGAACCTAATAAATTTTGAACCTGCTGATCCGAAAGTGCCAGATTTGGTCTTTCACCTGGGCCAAAATCAACAGGGATTACTGGAACATCAACATTGATCCTACTCGTAAATCCGCCTGGCGCAGTTATTACACTTGGTTCTACTTGTGCTACTACTGGATCTCTATCTAAATAGACCAGTGGGGGTCTTCCTGAATAAAATCCTGGAGTACACCCTGGTATAAACGGAATGAATGGTAATAATATTGGTGGTGGAAACTTATATTGTAACCACTCCCTCAACTTTTTCAAATAATCAGCAAGTGGATTAAAAATAATTATATTCAATCCTAGATTCTTATTAATTAGATCTCTTAATTTTTCTAAAGCCTCTTTCATCGCTGGTGGCATTTTAATCCAACCTTGTCTTATTAATTTTGCAATGATTGATGCTGCAATTAGAGGATTTTCTAATAAACATTTAAAAAGATTAGTTATACTAGTAACTGCTGCATTGATATAATTTTTTACTTGTTGAATTTTTCCTTTTAACACTTGAACTAAAAAATTAACTCCGGCGGCGGCTCCGAATAAAGTTCCCAAAGTAACTCCTGGATCAATTGTTACAGTTCTAAATTGATCAGGAGGCTCAGGTCCTGTTTGACTTAGCCCAAAAATTCCTAATATTCCTGTTATGATCGCAGAGACTTGTGCTAGTTGAGGAATTGCTGATAACGATCCGTTAATATTAAGACCAAAATTACCATCAGCATTAATAGAAAAATTAATAAAATTTCCAGTAGTATTACGCTGTAAAGCAATGTTATAAGGAATCGATCTAGGATCAGTGTTAATAACTAGATATTTTCCTGCGTATATATTAGACATATTATTTTCCTATACCGTTTTTTAATTCTTCAATATTTTTACTAAGTCTCTTCATATCTGTTCTTGTTAATCGATAACCAGACAACTTTTGTCGGAATGTTCCATCCATAAAATAACTTTCAACGTGAGTAACTATAAAATATCCACTCCATGTAGCAAGTAATCTTTGTTGAGTAGAATCTCCGACAGCTAAAAATCCATCTGCATTAAAATCTTTAGGACCGTATGCTAAAACTCTAACACAAGGATCTATGGTTCT